TTTTACATTATCTACACTTAATGATCAAAAAGAACAACTATTAAACGACTCCCAAAAAGCTTTCCAAAATATCACGTTCAATAAAATAAACACCTTTTACGATATATTTAATGAAAATGTTAACATTCCTTATATATCACAAGGTATTACCGACGTTTATTTAACATTACATCCTGAAATTAAAACCATTTTACCACTTGAAAATATATTTAAACAACTACATACCAGTAAAAATACACCACTTATTAAATACAAACCTGGATTCAAAAAAGAAGAATTGTTCCGTATTTTCTCTGTCGGGTTCTCTACAAATGGGAAAAAAATACCCTATTTATCTAAAGCTCAAATTATGAATTATCCCAAAAAAAATATTGGTTCGTATAAATATTTGAGTATTATGGTGCAAAAAACATTTGAAAATCAACTGCTTCCCATGTATTTCACTGTTTCTCACAATGGAAGCATACATATTGATACAAAGTTCTCAAAACCCGTTTCAAAATCTTTTATTGAATCTTTTATTATTGATTCTCTTAATCCCATTATCATAGAGATAAATAAATTTTTACAAGATAACAATAAATTATCGTTATTAGAGAACTTGGACACTGAATTGTTGGAAATTAACAAGATTAATCATATTTCTCTTATAACCTCTTCTTCCCCTTTCAAATCCACCGATCTAAAATTATTAAATCCATTATTCAACATTATTGAATTGAAAAACAATAATGCCAGTCTACGTTATAAAAAAGTTGATAATTATACAGAAATGAATGAAATGGAAGCACAAATCAATCATCTGTATAAACAAAACACCAATCTTGCAACCATTATTAATCTCATCAGTATCAACTTTTCATTATCAGATGAAGAAGCCAATTTATATGTTACCAAATACATGAATGAATGTACACGAACCAACGGAAACTTCGTCAATAAAAACATTAATATTGCAGACAATCCCGGATTTAATACGCTTATAAAATACAATGATATTGAGAACATTTTTGAAATTGAATTCTTTGATATTACCGATTTCTCTTATTTACCTCTATTGCAATTATACATTGACTCCTTTTTAAAATTATCATTATTCAAAAATAAATTACAACTCGGCAACAACTACACCGAACAACTCAAAACCACTGTTAAGAAAAAAGAACAAGATGAAAAAGTGGATAATGTCATTATTACAGAAGTAGATGACGCTACCAATGTTCAACTCAAATCTCTGGATATCGTTAAAGAACTCGCACAACAAGAAAATATCACAGAAGACGATGACAATAATTATATATTCTTTGGTAACGACGAAGCTGACGAAGATGACGACACATCCATAACCGAAGATGAAATAGAAGAAGAGAACTTTGAAGAAGAAGCAAAAATCGTTCTTTCCGATGACGACGACGAAGATGACGACGATATTGATCTATTTAAAGGTGGAATTAAAACCGACAAAAATAACGGCACCATCTTCTTTAATAAACTTAAAAAATTAGAACCGACTATTTTTATTGACGAATCCAATGGCGCATACGCAAATATATGTCCATCACAATCTAATAGACAACCCGTCATTTTAACACAAGAAGAAAAAGACGCCATTGATAACGATCCAGAAGCCAAAAGTGCATACGGCATGTCCTTACGATACGGATCCGATCCGAATAACAAATTTTGGTACATGTGTCCTAGATATTGGTGTCTTAAAACAAATAAACCCATGACACAACAACAAGTTGACAACGGCGAATGCGGCGGCAAAATCATCCCACAAAAAGATAAAACAAAAATACCCGAAGGATATTATATTTACGAATTCACTGACGATAGACAACATATTGACCGAGACGGAAATTATACTACATACAGTCCCGGTTTCCTTGATGAATCCAAATCCGCATCACGACACGGCATACCATGCTGCTTTAAAAACCCATTCGGAGCAAAACAAACTGCACGCAGACAAGAACTCGGCGTTTCAGATGAGGATATTGATTTCGGCAACAAATCTCTTATTCAAGGAGAACAAGTTGAAAAAGTTAAAATCACCCGCAATTATAATAATATATTAAGTATTGAAAGAATACCCATACCACAACACAGATGGGGCTTTCTACCCATTTCCATTGAATTATTCTTGCAAACAAATATATCCGAATTTTTAGACACCGCAAATAATACCTATATTAAGAAAAATGCCGCACCCCTTTTACGATACGGTGTTGAAAAATCACCCAAACAATCATTCCTATCTTGTATTGCCGACATATATACATTTGAAAAAAATATCAATGTACCCACCGTAAAACAAATCAAACAAATAATTATACAAAAATTATCTATTGATAACTTCTTAAAATTACAAAATGGATCTTTATTACCCCTATTTCAACCCACCAAAATAAATATATCCGATATTCAAGTTGAAAAATATAAAAATACCGAATATTATAAATCCATTGATTTAAATAACAATGCCCAATATAATATGCTCAAATATACCATCTCTTCTTTTGAAAACTTTGTGAATTATTTAGAAGACGATGACTCCATCATTGATCACGTTTTTATGTGGGATATTGTCTCCTCCCCTACCGTTGAATTATTTCCAAATGGCGTGAATCTTGTTATTATGGAAGTTAAAGATTACGATAAACGTGACAATGTACAATTACTATGCCCTACCAATTATTACTCCGAATCCTATTTTGATGACAAAAAAGGGACCATTCTACTTCTTAAACAAGGACCCTTCTATGAACCCATCTACGTTTACGGAAACACCCGCAACGAAAAATCATCCAACAAACTAAACGCCATCAAAATATTTTATACCCAAAATACACCCACGAACTTGAATCCCGTCTTTAATAATATTCAACAAACACTCAATACCTACTGTAAACCCAAACCAAAAGACAAAATATACAAATACAAAGAAAACATTAACGTCAAAATTCTTTACAATATACTTCATACACATAATTTTATTATTCATGCACAAGTCTTAAATTATCGCGGAAAAGTTATTGCATTAATGGTTTCTGATGAAACGGAAAATAATATCGTATATATACCATGTAAACCATCTGCACAATTAGAAAACATATCAACGACCTTTTTAGATGATGTAGAATGGTTAGATTATTCAAACACATTTGAAATGTTACATGCGATTAGTTCAAAAACGAACCAACAAGTTCTCTGTAAACCCATTGTAAAATTAGAAGAAGACGGTTTAATTGTTGGATTTATTACAGAAACAAATCAGTTTATTGAAATATCCGAACCTCAACAAAACCTCTCTGAAGATGGACTACAAACTATACAATCTAGAGGTTATTCTAATTATTATGATGCCGAAAAAACAATTACCACTTCAAACGATTCTGATAATGTAAGAAATCAAACTGTTCAAAATATTAAATTAGAAACCAAATTCTATTTACAATTCAGACACGCATTAAAAGATGAAATCATGAATCTAATGAATAAAGAAGAATCCTTACAATTACAGAAACTGGCAACCACACAATCTTTTGTCTACGAAATGAAACTTGAAAAAGTCCGCGATTTACTTAAAACACTATTGGAAAACAGTGTCCGCTTCGTTGAATTTGAAAACAATACACTTGACTTTTTATATAAGAAGAATAACATGGACCCTCACAATGAACACGGACTATGTTTACACGCCGAAAACCAACTATGCATACCACAATACAATCTTATTACCAATGAAGATAATGAATACATCTATTATTATAGATTAGCCGACGAAATTGTTCGTAACTCACGCATACGCAGTTATCTGTTTAATCCATATTATATGAAACTCACCAATGTTGATTACTCCGTCAATAATAACGAAATGCTACTACTTAACAGCAACCTCACCGACGAATTCTTTAAAAATATAAACACCGAATCCAACAATAACTATATGGAAAATATACCTTACGAGATTGCTGTTCCAAACAAAAAACAAAAGAAAAATAATGTCATCACACTCACACAACAAATTACCAAAGAAACCTTCTTAAATTATACCAATCTAGAATCTGAATGTATACAAGAACAAGACAAAAATACTATTTCATTAAAAAATTCCCCACTATGCAGTCACTTTGTATTATCATACATTTTAAAACAAACCAAAAATATAGAAGAGGATATTTCGTCTATTAAGAAAACACTACTTGTTGCATATAATAAACTAATACAAGATAACATTTTTTATGGACCCGTATATACTATTTTATCAAAACAATTAAAAAAAGAGTATATCGCCAAAATTAATAAAAAACAACTTTCGTTTGAGTCCATGATTATGAATGAAAATTATATGATAACACATCTTGATATATGGGTATTTTGTGATTATATGAATCTACCTGTTGTACTGCACTCCAAAGAACCCTTTAAACAAATGCAACTAGACGATAAATATATCATATGCGGCGGAGACTATGAAAAAGATAATTATATCTTTATTCATACAATACCCATCAAAACAACTACCAAATACTTTCCCGGATACACCATTGATACTACCATTCAACCATTACAACAAAACAAAACTATTTTTAAACAATCTGACAATATCAACTACACACCCATCCTCAATTATTTAAGCAAATACAAAGTCGCACTCAAAATTAAAAAATAATTTACATATAAACATCTTATCATCATTTATTGATTTGTATAACATATCAATAAACACATCAACGTATATTTTATCAAAATACAATCAATCATTTATACGTCAACCAATTTTTTTAAATAGTGGGGTATTTTATTATGTTTTATAAAAAGGGTTAATATCACATCATTTTTGTTTCCAATTAAACCAGCAATCGTATGATTATCTATTACAATAGTTGGCTTTTGTATTAAATATTCAATAAAATCTTTAAAATGTATACCGGATATAAACGTATAAGAACATAATTCATCTAAAAGAGTTTGTCCGTAATAATTCTTTACATTAATATCAAATTTAGGATTATGAATTATTTTATCAATTTGTTTACTATTATGCTTTATTCCATCTTCATCTAAACCACATACATTTGTATAACGGAATACTTCTTTACTATTAAATGGCATAATTTTCTTATATGTATGATCAATGTTATTTCTACATAGTGGACAATTAGGTCCATCGGTGGATGGAACTTGCCGTTTACACCAACCAACTAAACACTCTTTATGAAAATTATGTTTACAGGTTGTCTTTACATTACCCGTTATTATCCTTTCTAAACAAATCGCACAAGTATTGTTCAAAACACATTCACACTCTCCTGTTGTCTTATTTCTTCTAGTACCATTCTTACAACGCTCCCTTCTTATATTCATTATACACAATTACAATAAAAATAAATTATCTTTATAACTTATTTTTATCTGGATTGCCTGACTCGAACAGGCGACCTATTGATACCTATAACTACTACAGTCAACCGCTCTACCAACTGAGCTAAATCCAGTATGTGTTACACACAATATACCTTGTTATTTGTTTTTATATCATTTTATATACAAATTATACGAATAAAGATAAAAAATGTTTTATTTAAATCTTCAGATGTTTAGAAACCAATATCATAATCATCATCTAAATCTCCGACATCATTTCTTTTCACGGCAGTTAAGTTATTTTCTATTTGAATATTATTCTTTGCACATACATCGGTTTTATCTTCCACATCACCAAGCATTCCTTCAATTTCCACATCCAGATTTTCTCTTGCTGCTTCTTGGGATTGGATATTCTTCATTGCATTCATATCTAATACCAAACCAAACGCACCTGTTCCATATGTACCCGTTTGACCCATCATTACATTTGCAGACACACCTCGCATATGATCAAAATCAGCATGACGAGACGCTTCCAATAACACTTCTGTATGCACTTCAAAGGTTGATTTTGAGATAGGACCAATATCATCATTCAATATACCTGAACGGAAAATTGCTACCATATTCTGATTTGATGTCATTCTATCACACAATATACTCAAATGATGATAATTAATGTATACACCACTAAATTCCATCACATCCATAAATTCATTGTATAACACTTGTCTTGCCGCTTCAATACCCAAGACATTAAATATTTCCTTTATGTCATTACTATACGTCTTCTTATTATCAATAAATTCAAACGCCAACACATCCAATAAATTTGTACCCGTTGTATCCAATACCCAAACATCACTCTGAACAAATTTACTATCCACTTTCTTTACACAGGTTGTTACCTTTCTTGGCAACACATTCTTTATTCCAGATAAACCTCTTAATACTATATTATTTAAAATTGTATCTTGGAAATTCTTCAACATGTAAATCTCATCCGACTGATCCAATGTTTCCGCAACCCCCCTCTGTTTTCTACTCTTTAACAACATTGCACTATTCATTCGTATTCTAAAAATCAATTTACTTGAATTATAATCACTATACATACATGTAATATCATTACCATGACTATTATTAATCGCATAATGAATATCATCCATCGTTATATTCTTTTCTAATAACGTCTCCGGATCAAATTCCATTCTTATAATCCATTTTGATTTCGTCACTTGACTACAATCCTGATCTTCTTGTGATACACTCTCATCCATCATCTTCTCAAATTCATAATATTGTTCTACCAACAAATTATCGTCTTCTATTACACTATTATACTCATCTGGATCAAAACATATTTTCACATTCTTTATTACATCCACCAATTTCGTATGCTCTAACATATTCGCATACTGACTCGCTTTATCTTGATTGGATTCATCCATCTCACGTAAATGCACCGTCAAAGAAGGATTCTTTGGATTCTTCGTCAATCTCAATATTTCCTCAATTCTAGGTACACCACGCGTCACATTTGATTTTGACGCTACACCTGAAAGATGAAACGTATTTAATGTCAACTGCGTCGTAGGTTCACCTATTGATTGACCCGCTATAACACCCACCATCTCTCCCGGATGTACAATTGACTGCTTATATTTCAACAAAATCGCCTCCAATAACATTATCACACCCTTTCTGTGAAATCGGCGCTTCGTCACCAACTCCTTTGGTGTCAAATAAAAGTAAAACATTATCTCAAATAATCGCGAAGGTTTTGTATACGTCATATTCTCCAATTTCTTAAAATAAGATTCCACTAAATCAAACACCTCCAATGGCGTAATATCCACCAACGAATTTGTATTCAATCCCAATTGCCCTTGTACATTCGTAATCATATGTTGGAAAGACACCGGAACTTTCACTCCATTATCATTACTGTAATTAAACACCTTTTCAATAATTTCATCACGCGATAACAACATAGTATCAATATACTGTTTACATCTCTTCTCCAAATCCTTCTTCTGTTTTCTATATCTCGTCGCCACTCCACTCTTAAATAAATTCACTATTTCCGTACTTCCTAATATATCATAATGTACATAAATATCCTCTATACTCATACCCAATAACCCTAACGATTGATTCTCTATCTTCGTTGAATCAAAATGATCATCACCATACTGGAATTGAATAATCTTACCTTTATTATTACGCACTGTCATATCATACTCTACTTTTATATCTTCCAGACCCTTAATCAATCTTCTTTGAATATAACCAGTCTGCGATGTCTTCACTGCCGTATCAATCAAACCTACACGACCACCCATCGCATGAAAGAACAACTCCGGAGCCGTCAAACCCGCAATATACGAATTCTCAATAAAACCCCTCGCCGATGGACTATCATCAAATTTACAAAAATGAGGCAATGTACGACTCTCAAAACCATATGGAATACGCTTACCATCCACATTCGTCTGACCTAAACACGATATCATCTGGGAAATATTAATCAAATTACCCTTTGATCCCGAATTCACAATCATCAAAAACCGATTATTCTTACTCAACGATTTTCTTCCGATCTTACCTGCCTGCTCCGTCGCCTTATTCAACACTTTATTTATATTCGTCTCAAAATGTGTGTTATTCGTTTGCGATGTATCATTCTCAAATGTACCCAAATGCACTTGCTCTATAATTGATTGCACTTCCTGCTTCTGTGTCGTAATCGCATGAATAATACTGTCCTGTGTCTTCTTATTCGCCATCAAATCGCTGATACCTACACTAAATGAACTTGTCTTCATATATTCCGTAATAATATTCTGCAAATCATCTATAAATTTCGTCGCTTGCATATTTCCAAAATCATTACAAATTCTATGTATTATACCCTTCGTAGATGAACCCAATACACCCTTCTCCATCTGACCTCTCTCATAACTACCATTCAAAATCTCCAACACATTATTTGATAAATTATAATCCTCATCCTCATCATACAATTTCGTTTTATACTTCAATGTTATCGCCGGCAAAATCTGCGCCAATATATCAAAATTCTTTATTCTACTTTTACCATTTATTTTTGAAGGATCTACATTTTTAAACATCATCAACAAATTCATCGTATCACGCGGCGTAAAACTCAAATTTGATCTCGTAAATCTATACGAACCCAACAACGAATCCTGATATATACCAATTATCGGAGAATTACTTGCTGGACTCACCATCTGATAAGGAATCGCCGCCAAATGCTTCAATTCCGTCTCCGCCAACACATTCTGCGGCATATGCATATTCATTTCATCACCATCAAAATCCGCATTATATGGCTTCGTATCCGCCACATTCATACGAAACGTATCACCCTTCTTCATTATCTTTACTATATGACACATCATACTCATTCTATGCAAACTCGGCTGTCTATTAAATAACACCGCATCACCATTCATCATATGTCTATGTACAATATCACCATTATGTAACCTTATTGAATTACGATCCACATAACGTAACGTTATACTCTCACCACTCTTCCTCTCCAATATCTTCGCTCCTGGATATTTATCTTGCCCATTCTGAACCAATTTCATCAAGAAATCACGATTCTTATTATTCACCGTCACTGGCTTCGTAATATTCATCGCTATCTTTAACGGTACACCTAATTCACGAATTGATAAATTTGGATCACCTGTAATAACCGATCTTGCACTAAAATCTACACGTTTACCCATCAAATTACCACGAATTCTACCATTTTTACTATTCAAACGACTCATTATACAATTCATCGTACGACCCGACCTCTGCGCCATCGGCTCCGCACCTTTCACCTTATTATTCGCTATCATCGCTATCAAATACTGCAACGTATCCACCAACTGCTTTATCACATGCGGAGAAGCATTATTCGCTATCTTTTCTAACAAATCACTATTATTCTTTATTATACTACTATAAATATGCGTCAAATCATCTTCACTACGCTGCTGCGCATCATGCTTTACGGATGGTCTCACCGATGGAGGCGCAACTGGCAACACTTGACATACCATCCACTCCGGTCTTGACCACACCGGACTAAAACCCATAAATACAACATCTTCATCCGATATTCTTTTAAATTGTTTCAAAATAAATTCGGGTGTCAATTCCGTCTCCTGTAACGACTTCTCACCCGTTTCACTATCTTGATATTCAAAAGTCGCCTTTATTGTTGAAAAACCTTCCAACCTTATTTTCGGTTGAATACAACCACAACCATCATCCGAATGCTCTCCACATCTCATTATATTTCCACGTATGTTTGTAACATAATGCCAACGCTTATCCGGAGAATAATCCAAAATATGTTTATGCTGATTCTTATTGATTAATAATTTACTACATTTAAAACACACGTTTTTTGTTATTTTTATTATCTCTTTTATATGTTGAATAAAGAATACCGGCCTAGCTAACTCTATGTGTCCAAAATAACCTGGCGTGTCAATATACGTATATCCATCCGTAGGACAAACTATACCTGGTTCTAACACACCCATACGCGGATCAAATAAACCACCAACCACTGGCTTATTATTTATATACGTGTCCCTTGATGATATCTCCACTACCGAGTTCTTACGAATCTCTTCTGGGGATAACATACTAAATTGGACACCAATAATCCTTGATGAGTGCTTTTTACTTGTATTCGATAAATACGACATCACTATATTATACTATATATTACTATTTAAATATTTATATTAGAATATCAATTTTATTAGATCACATAAAATTGACTCAAAAAAAATCTCCTTATTCATAACAAAATAAATCAATCTAATTATGACTAGAATAACTACCAATTCCAACAAAGAAACCAAAAAGGGCGATAAACAGAAACGTAAATCTGCTTTTGATCCCAATCAAGAGAATGACTCTTCAGAATCTGAATATGAAACTGTTTCCGAAATTAGTGATGAAGACACGGATGACAGTTCTTACAAACCACCTAAATCTAAAAATACCAAAAATAATAAAAAAAAGGGAAAATCTGCAAAAAATATACAAGACTCGGACGAAGAAGATATGGATGAAGAAGATATGGATAAAGTACGTGACGTCATTCATAAATTATTTCCATCTAAATACATGTCTAAAAAAAGAAAAGCATTCAAAGATTCCAAGAAAAAAATGGATTCCAAGAAAAATACTAAAAAAAATAAGGGCAAAAAAAGTAAAAAACAACGATATGAAGATAGTGACGAAGAAGAAGAAGACGAAGACAGTGACGAAGAATTGGACGAGGATAGTGATGAAGACGAAGAAATTAGTATTGAAGATAGTGACGAAGAAGACGAAGATAGTGATTCCGAATTTGAAGTTGAAGA